TGAAGAGTGTTATCACATTATTGACACTGTTGTTTCAAAATATCAGAACAAGTGGAGACTCGACGCAATCAACTGGTTTGACTTTGAAGATGTAGCTCAAGTTGTTAAAGCTCATATTTTTAAAAAATGGCACATGTGGGATCAATCGAGACCCCTAGAGCCGTGGGTTTCTAGAGTAGCTTCTCATCAAATTAAAAATGTAATCCGCAACAATTATACCAACTACGTCAAGCCGTGCATGTCTTGCCCGCACAATCTTGGCGACACGCTATGCAATTTAACCAAGTCTGGCGTTCAAAATTCTTCGTGTGCTCTTTATGCTAAATGGACTAAATCTAAGCGTCAAGGCTACGGCATCAAAATGCCACTATCAATAGAAAGCCACACACAAGAGCTTCATTCGTTTGTTGATTCAAGTATTGATTTTGATAAATCTATAGAAAAGCTGAACGTCATTCTTGAGCAGCAGCTTTCTGCTGAGCATTATCGAGTTTATATTATGTTATTTTTTGAAGACTGTTCGGAAGAAGAAGTCGCTAAATACATGGGCTACAAAACTTCTGAAAAGCATCGCGTAGCTGGATACAAGCAGATTAAAAATATCAAAAAAATGCTAAAAGAAAAGGTCGAAGCTATTATCAGCCAAAATGATGTTATTTTATGAGTTTAACTAGCGAACAACAGAGCAAAGTTCAAGAGGCGTTCGTTCGTAACCCCGATTTGAATGAAATCGTCAAGAGCGTATTCGACAACCCCCAGCTTGACGGTCGTTCAAAAGAAGGACGAGAAATCAGAAGATATCTGATAGAGTCTGGCATGAAGTTTAGCACTGCTCGCCGCGAAAAAAAAGAGGACATCGTATTCTCTGAGCAGCAGAAACAGTTTATTGTAGAACAGGCCAACTCTGGCTTGTCTTCTTTGGCGATTGCTGAGTTGCTTTTTCCAAAACAAGAGATCAAGCCTCTCTCAATGGAGCAGAGAGCCGTATTCTCGCTCATGCGAGAGATCAACCCTGACTACAACCCATCTCAAGACACAGACGCTGTGCTGTCCAGCTACGTCGCTCCTAAGGCGGCGGTGCGAGTCGTGAAGAAAATCAACGATGCAACTGGTAATATTTTTGAGGAGGATAAGATTAATCGCCAGCACAGGATTTGTGTGGAGAAATTGACAATAAATCTCAATAACTCGCGGTTCGTGAAGATCATGAACAATTACACAGTGAAAGACGATAGAGAATTGTTCGAGCAGGAATTTATTCGATTAACTTGGGACAAACCCGATTTGACTCCTGACGAAATCAATCTCTACATGAACGTGTGTAAAGAAATTATTAATCTTGAGGTGATTAGTAAGCATTTGAACAAGTTGAACGATATGTTTGATATCGCCAACGATCAAGAGGAGATGAGTATTAGATTGGCGGAAATTATTAAAGCCAAAAGCTCTGAATATCATCAGTGCGAAACAAGAATCGAAAACTTGACCAAAAAACTTCAGGGAGACAGATCTTCCAGAATGCAAAGTAAGCATAAAGAAAACGCTTCTCTTTTGGCTCTAGTGCAGTTTTTCCAAGACGAAGAGGAGCGTAACAATATGGTTCATATTGCCGAAATGCAAAAGCAGCTTGTTTCAGACGAAGCGAACAGATTAGAAAGAATGGACGAATGGAAGGCTCGTATACTTGGTATATCAAAATATGATGTCATTTAATTGTAAAGAGTGCTTAGAATCATTTGATTCATTAAAGAGCTTGCACCATCATTTCAAAAAGCATGATTTGATGTTGGGGGATTATTATGTCAAGCATTATCCGCGCTTCAACAAGCTTAGCGGAGTTCCTATACAATTTAAAACATACGAAGACTATTTCGATAGAGACTTCGCCACTTATGATCAATTGGTAGAATGGTGCGATACCGCTGATCAGGAAGAAGTTGGGAAATACATTATTTTATTGCTTAAAAAACGCATAGAAAAAAAAGAATTGGATTATGGTCCATGCTCCACCGAATTGTTCACATCAGATCTGCCGCCGATTAGAATATATAAGAGAATTTTTGGCAGTTACAAAAAAGTCTGCGAGCAGTGTGGAGTAAAGCCAATGTTTGGATCAAATCTGCCGAAAGAATTTCATAACGACTATCGAGAAGTCAAAATTTTGATTGATACTCGTGAGCAGCAGCCGTTAAAATTTAAAAACTCTGCCCCTTTAAAGTTAGATGTCGGCGATTACTCTGTCACTAAAGAGAACTTCCAATATACATACGTTGATAGAAAATCATTCGCTGACTTTTGCAGCACTTTGTCGGCGGAATATAAAAGATTCGTTAGAGAGCTCCAAAGATGCAGACAAGCAGAATGTTTCTTGTTTATTGTGGTCGAAAGCGATCTGCATAAGATGAGAGAGGCTAACAGGTATGCGCCCAAAAGATTTAATTTGGATTATATATTCCATAACATGAAAGAACTACAAAGAGACTTCAGAGATTGTTGTCAATTCGTATTTGCTAAAAACAGAAGCAGTAGTCAAATACTTACCCCGAAACTGCTTATGCTTGGTTCAAAAATGTGGGATGTGGATGTCCAATACTTTTTGGATGCTGGAGAAATGAACTACTTTGAAATTAAATAATTATGGCTTGGGAAAAAGGACATCAGACTTTACATAAAAAATTCGAAAATGTAAATCAAGAAATCTTAGATACAAAAGGTTTTATCGAAGAAGAGAAAGCTAAAGTGCTTTTGTATAAGTTTTTGAAAGAAAATCCGTCTTTTACTTCTGAGCTGATTTCTGGAGTCTCTTTATTTCCATTCCAGCACATGGCAATCAAAGCTATGATGGAAACAGATTACTTTTTGGGAATCTGGAGTCGGGGACTTTCCAAGTCGTTCACAACAGGCGTTTTCGCCGCGATGGATGCCATCTTAAATCAAGGTGTTTATATCGGCATCATATCCAAATCTTTCCGACAAAGCCGAATGATCTTTAACAAGATCGAAGAGATAGCAAAAGGCCCAAAAGCAGGGTTCCTCGCTCAGTGTATCACTAGAGTAAACAAATCAAATGACCAATGGGTAATGGAAATAGGCCGCAGCAAAATTATCGCACTTCCGCTGGGAGATGGCGAAAAGCTTCGTGGATTTCGTTTTCAACGCATGATTATTGATGAGCTTCTGTTGATGCCTGAAAAAATTATTAATGAAGTTATTCTGCCGTTCTTGGCTGTTGTGGAAAACCCAACAGAGCGTCAAAAAATTTACGATCTAGAAACACAGATGATCGAGGCGGGGAAAATGACAGAAGATGAAAGACACAAGTGGCCGCATAACAAAATTATCGGACTTTCTTCCGCGTCTTACAAGTTCGAATATCTATATAAGCTGTATCAGCAATACGAGAAATTAATTTTAAGTCCATCTAAGCAGGACAATGCTCATAGAGTCATTATGCATCTAAGCTATGATTGCGCACCTAAACAGCTGTATGATCAAAACCTTTTGGATCAATCTAAAGCGACTATGAGCGAAGCTCAATTCGAAAGAGAGTTTGGCTCCGTGTTCACAGACGATAGCTCTGGCTACTTCAAGGTAAGTAAAATGGCAGCTTGCACCGTTCAAGATGGAGAAGGTCAGTCGGTAGAAGTGATTGGCGATAAAAAAAGCGAATACATACTTTCATTTGACCCATCGTGGTCGGAAAGCGAAGGCTCTGACGATTTCGCAATGCACGTTATCAAGTTAAATTCCGAAAAGCGTGTGGGAACAATAGTTCATTCTTACGCTTTGGCTGGAGCGAACTTGAAAAAGCACATCTCTTATTTTCGCTATCTTTACACGCACTTCAATATACGAATGATTGTAGGAGACTACAACGGAGGAGTTCAATTCATTAACTCTTGCAATGAAAGTGAAATTTTCAAAACCGCTGGAATTCATATACAGTGCATTGATTCCAACTTTGACGATCCGCAGGATTACAACTCCGACATACGCTCCGCTAGAAACGAATACAATATCGAGTCGAAAAAGATATGCATTTTGAGAAAACCCAGCTCTCAATGGATTCGTTCGGCGAACCAAATGCTGCAAGCTTCCTTCGATCACAAAAAAATTTGGTTCGCGGGCGCGGCGCTCGATGGCGATTATACCCGTCAAACATCAGCGAAAATACCTATTGATGAAATTACATTCTCAAAGTATAATGATGAAGGAGAGTCAGACGCGAAACAAATCGACTTGATCGAACACTTAAAAGATACAATTGATGCGACAAAAGTGCAATGTGCTTTGATTCAACTATCGACAACATCTAACGGCGGTCAATCTTTCGACCTGCCATACAACCTCAAGAAGCAGAGAAATGCTGATAAAGCAAGAAAAGACTCTTACTCCGCTCTTGTTTTGGGCAACTGGGCAATGAACATCTATCTAGACATGATGGCTGCACCAGAAATATCCACTCAAACGACATTCACGCCAATGTTCGTAGATTAACTTTTAAAGTTAACTTTTAGACTTTTTTGTGTAATATAGGGAAATGGATAAACGGCATTATAATAAAAAATCTGATTATTGGAAAAAGTTCGAAGGATCTGCGATACCGATAATGTCGCAAGCTCACGATCAATACGAGCCAGAGTTGTGCGGTGAACCATTTTATGTCGCAGAAGCATCGCTCAACACTTCTTTTGCTAACGATAGTTATTCTCGCGTAGACAGCCCCGCTCGTAGCGGTAGCCGCAGAAATAGAGCTGCCACCTCAAGAACTCATGATCGCTTTAGCAGCATCCGTAATGGGCTTTTGCCTTACAGCTACGCTATGGATGGAGTCAATGTTCGCGAGGCGATTGAGCTGTGCCAAAAAGCTTATGCTAATGTCGCTGTATTCAGAAACTCTATCGACATCATGTCGGAGTTTTCCAATACCGAATTGTATCTTGAAGGCGGTTCGCAAAAGAGCCGCGATTTCTTTAATCAGTGGTTTAAGAAAATCAAACTGTGGCACTTGAAAGATCAATTCTTCAGAGAGTTCTATCGAAGTGGCAATATTTTCTTTTACCGCGTAGATGGAACGATTCAAGCCAAAGACTTTACCAAGCTAATACAGCAAATCGCGGAAGAGGAGCCGTCTTCCAGCAAGGTTCCCGTTAGATATATTCTGCTTAATCCATTTGATATCGTAGCTAAGCGTGGATCTAGCTTTGAAACTGGATCTTATGAAAAAATCCTTTCTGAATATGAGCTGGCTCGTTTGCAGAATCCTGTTTCTGAAGAAGATACAGAAACGCTCAATGGTTTGCCCGCTAGCGTAAGAGAAGATATCCAAAAGGGAGCTTATTATCAAAACGGTTTAAAAATCAAGCTTGATCCAAACAAAATCATTTTCACTTTCTACAAAAAACAAGATTACGAGCCGTTTGCTATTCCTTTCGGCTATCCAGTATTGGAAGATATCAACGCAAAGCTCGAATTGAAGAAGATGGATCAGGCGATTACTCGTACTGTCGAGAATGTCATTCTATTGATTACAATGGGAGCTGAGCCAGACAAAGGAGGCATCAATCCAAACAACTTGATAGCCATGCAAAAACTCTATAAAAACGAAAGCGTTGGTCGAGTTCTTGTTTCTGATTATACCACGAAAGCTGATTTCGTTATTCCCGATTTGAATAAAGTTCTTGGTCCTGAAAAGTATAAAGTTCTTAATGAAGACATTAAACAGGGACTTCAAAACATTATCGTCGGAGAAGAGAAGTATAGCTCCACAGAAGTTAAAGCGGAAATCTTTTTAGACAGGCTCAAAGAAGCTAGAAATGCGTTCTTGAATGATTTCTTGCAGCCCGAAATCAAAAGAATTGCTAAGACACTCGGCCTCAGAAGATATCCAACTGCAAAATTTAGAGATATTGATGTGCGAGATAAAACTCAACTAATGAGAGTCACTACACGATTAATGGAGCTCGGTATCATCACTCCACAACAAGGCATGAATATGTTTCATACTGGAGAGTTCCCCAAATCAGAAGAGATTGCAGCATCTCAGCCCGAATTTGTTTCGCAAAGAAAAGATGGCTATTACAATCCAATTGTAGGCGGTATTCCAACAATATCGCCACCAGCACCGAAAGTTTCTAAAGAATCTGGAGCTATCAATACAACTCCTAAAGTTGCTGGTCGCCCAGAAGGAACAACTGGCATTCCGCTCGCTAAGGCTAGTGTATCTGTCAAAAGCATTCGCGGTATTGTCGCTAAGATTGAAGAGCTTCACGCATCTATCGAAAAAGATTTGAAGAACTCGCTGTCGCTAGAAACTCTATCTGGCAATCAACAGGAAATGGTCAATAAGTTATGCGAAACTGTTGTAGTTTCTAGTCATTTAGAAAATTGGGACGAAATAGCATCTTCTTGTGTAAAAGACTTCGAAAACATCGCTTCTTTATCCACTCTACCAGAGATTTTAGAAGCAGCTGCGGATTTTGATCTAGACGATGATTACTCTGCGGCGCTATTATACCATTCAAAACAAAATAAATGAAAATCAATCCAGAAGACGTTAAAGTGCCACTTGAAAAAATAGTGGAAGTTAAAAACAGAGAAGTCCAAGTATCCATTGGTAAAATGACAGATACAAAAGCCGCAATGTATAAATCATTTATGAGCACATGCGTATCAGACGATGAAGCTCTTGTTGATACTACAGATATGAACGATGAATCAACTATGAAAACTTGCGCAGTTCAATTTGATAAAATGAAAGCGGTGCTTATGGAAGAAAGCAATTCTGGAGAATTGACACCAGCGCAAAAAAAACTTCCGCCAGCTCTTCAAAAAGCTATTCTTAAAAAGATGGGGCAAGGAGAAGATTAATTTTCTATATGAAATATTTATATCGTTCTGAATTTACAGCGCCAATCATTTCCTGCAAGTCGGGAGATGATTTTGCTGTATCGCAAGCTTCTTTGTCGAATTTAAAAGATTTTTTACCTAAAGACATTGACTTTTCTCAGAACATTGATCTGCTTGGCGTTGCATTTAATGCGGCGGTAGTTAATCAATTCAATAAAAACGACGATGGAATCGACGCTGCTCTTGCTGGCGAAATAACCAAAAACTTCATTCACAAACCAACTAATATTGAACATAAAAAAGACAATATCGTTGGTCATATTATCAGTGCGGGATTCAGCGAATACAATGACGCTAGTAAGATTTTGACCGCTGAAGAAGTCGTCGGAATGACTGACCCTTTTAATATCGCCTTGGGCGCAGTTGTTTATAAACAAGTTAACAAAGATTTCGTGAATCTTATCGAGCGCTCGGTAGATCCATCGGATACGCTATACAAATCAATTTCCGCAAGTTGGGAAGTTGGATTTAGCGAATATGATATATTGATTGGCAGCAAAAATTTGAAAGACGCTGAGCGAGTTGATCCAAAACACTTCGATGATATCAAATTGCTGCTAAAAGCTTATGGCGGAAACGGCACAATGAAAGACGGGACCAGAGTATATCGACTTCTTAAAGGGGAAATTTTTCCACTTGGTATCGGCTTCACAACCAAACCAGCCGCAGATGTAGAAGGTCTTTATTCTGAAAACGGTTCGTCTAAAAACATAACTTTTAAAGACAAAAGGGATATAAAAGCGCATTTTGATATTAAAAATAACATTTTTTATAAAAAAAACGATGCTTTGATTTCACATTTGCATAATGATGATGTAAAAAACAAAAAAGAAACTAATATGGATATCGAACAAATTCTTGCAGAACTAAAAGGTCTTCTTATCGAGAAAAAATTCTCTGAAGAAGCTGTGGCTAATATGACAGAAACCTTTGCGGAGGCGATTAAAAAGAAAGATGCAGAGTATCGCGAATCCGTGGCCAAAGCCGAAAAAGAAAAAGAAGCAATGGCTAAGGAAAAAGAGGACATGAAAAAGTCCGTCAAAAAAGTCGAAGACGAGCTTAAAGCTGCTGTCGAAAAAATTCAAGAATTTGAAAACTTCCAGAAACAAGAAGAAGCTGTAGCTTGCTTCAACACTCGCATGGACGCTATCGACCAAGTTTACGAACTTGAAGACGAAGACCGCAAAGTATTAGCTTCCGATCTGAAAGCTCTCGACAAGTCTGAAGAAGCTTTCGCTTCTTATCAAGATAAGCTCGCTATTATGTGGAAACACAAAAACAAAGAATCCAAAGCGGCTTTTGAAAAGGAGATCGAAGCTCGCATCGACGAAGCGGTCGCTAAAAAACTTTCCGTTGCAAACGCTTCGGTGACTAAAACCGCTGAAGAAATCGCTCAAGAAGCTTTGGAAAATGCAAAAGCTTCCGAAGGAACTCTTCCTAATAACAACGAATCTCAATCTCAAAAACCAACTTCTCTTAGAGAAAAATTCGCTAATGCATTTAGCCGCGACAATATCGTCGTCTCGTAATCTACAAAAAACAAACAATCTAATTAAAAAAATATATGTCACTTAGAACTCTACCATTCAGACAATATAACGAAACTGATGTCATCAACATGTTCGCTATGGGAACTGGATTCATTAATGAATCCGTTACCGACAGCGGCAACGGCGATGCTGGCGTTTTCGTTACCATGGAATCTGGCAACCTCAATCTCGATCCAGTCGTGTATGACAGCGCTTATGATTCTTATCTTGGCAAAACCAATTATCCGCACGTTGGCGTTAATCAATATCCTCGCGTATCCATGTCGCTGAAACCTGCTACCTCTGGCGATAGCCTTCTTGGTATCACTCTGCGTCAAACCGCCAAGTTGGACGAAAACGGCGAGAAGCTTCTCTACTACCCGCAAAAAGCTGAAGAGCTTATGTGTATGCTTCCTGGTCAATCGGTTCCCGTTGCTACTCGCGGCCTGTTCACACTCGCTGCTGCTGCCTTCGCGGGTTCTGTTCCAGCGGTCGGATCTGGCTTCAAGCTTCCTAGCGGCGTAAGCGGCAAGGTTACTGGCTGCGCTAATAGCGATGCTCAGAAAATTGGTATGGTTTTGGCTACTGGCTCTCGCACAGCAAGCGTTTCAACCGCAAATCTTTCAGATCCTTTGACTGGCTCGTATGCCATGGTCTTATTGGGTTAATAATTACAACTTAGAAAAATAATCATATGAAAATTACTCTTAAAAGAACTCCAGAACAAATCGAGCTCGTAAAAGCTATGGCTTCGAAAAATCGCGCTATCGCGACCGAAGCTCAAGTTGCACTTGCCGAGTTCATTGGCCCTGTCTTGGCTGAAGTGATCAACAACGCTCCTACGCTGAGCAACTTGTTCACATCTCTCCAGTTCAACGCCGATGACAATCCTAGCATTCCGCTTGACCTCTATTATGATGTCAACGCTGAAGACTATATCGAAGTTTACAGCCAAAGCGCTGCTGGTGGTCTTCCTCAGAACCAAGTGCTTCCTACTGTTTCTGAAATGAAGATTCACACCTACACTCTTGATTCCGCACTGAGCTTTGATAAGCGCTATGCAGCCAAGAGCCGCTTGGATGTGATCAGCAAAACCTTCACTCGTCTCGCTCAAGAAATTCTTCTCAAGCAGGAAAAAACTTCCGCCAACCTCCTTCTTGGAGCTCTTGCGGCTGCTCAAACCAATGGCAAGAGGCACGTTCAACGCGCCAACACCAACGGTCGTTTCCTCTTGGCTGACTTGAATGAACTGTTCACTCTTGCTAAGCGTATCAATACGTCTTGGGCTGGTGGCACTCCAGATGCTCGTCAAGGCCGTGGTATCACCGATATCATCGTTTCCCCAGAAGTTGTTCAAGAGCTTCGTGCTATGGCCTACAACCCCATCAACACCAAAGGTTCGCCAGCTGGTGGAACTGCCGCTGATGGTATCGCTGCTCCCGAAAATATGAGAGCTGCCATCTATAACTCCGCAGGTATTCCTGAGTTTTATGGAGTTGGCATCATGGAAATCAATGAGCTTGGCCGTGGTCAACGTTTCAACACTGTGTTTGACACTGTTGCAGGTTCGACAGCATATACAAAAGCCGATGGAACCAGCTCCGCTGCGTTCGACGGCGCTGCCGAAGAAATCATCATTGGTCTTGATCGTGGTCGCGAATCCCTGATTCGTGCGGTCGCTGTCGATTCGGAAAACGGTTCGGAGTTCTCTCTGACTGCCGATGATCAATACAGCATTCGTCAGCAAAAAATCGGCTACTTCGGCTCGCTCGAAGAAGGGCGCATGGTTCTCGATACCCGCGCTCTGGTTGGTAAGATCGTCTCTGGACTTGCTTAATGTATCCAAGCTGGGAGGTCAGCCTCCCAGCTCTCAAAAAAACCCACCACGCCTCTCAACGATGCGTACCACGGTGGGTCTTTTTTTGTTTAAATTTAACATTTAAATATTACCATAAGATATGCCTAAGAAGAAAAAAATCGTAGAAGAAGCGAACGGAATGATTCAAGAAATCTCATCCGAATCAACCGCCAATGTCCCCAAAAAAACATTAATTCAAGAAATTGAAGAAATGAAAGCGGCGGGCTTGATTGGATCTCTAGAGTTTACCAGCAAAATGCGCGAATTGGAAGTCATGCTGGGAGTTAGTCAAATCAGTCCCTTCGGAACAAATGAACTAGAAATTTTCGAACAGAATCTCGCCGAAATGTCTCTTTCTGATATGCAAAAATTAGCTTTGAAAATTGGAACAAATCCATATCACGAAAAGCCGATACTCAAAAAGAGCCTCATTAGAGAATTCTCTGCTTACACGCGCAATAGTCGCCGCAACATTATGCCTAGTGCTGTGCAATCATTTGTGATTGACCACGACAATCCTAAGCACAAAGAATTATTAAAAATCCTTGCTAACTAAGTGTAAATTAACGCATGAGTACGTTAAGCGGCTTGGCCACAGCAATATTTCAAACAGAATTCGACGGCGAGTCAGCCACCATACCACGCTCTTATATTGAGGCGTGGCTTGGTGCTAATTTGGGGCTGTTAAATACGCGCATCAACACATGTTATAGTGGAGTAAGCGCTCCACTGGATCAAGAATCTCAAGCGATCTATAAGGAGATGTATATGTCGAACTATTATCGCAAACAATCTCGTAATGCGCTGAAAGGATTGGTCGGCAATACAGACGGCTCTGACATTTTATCGCTGCGCGATGGCAATAGCGCCGTTACTTTTACGAATAAGAACGAAGTATCAAAAGTTTACAAGTCTTTGGCTCAAGAGTCTGAAGAGAAAATTGATAAGCTCGCTCATCAGTATAACATGTATCAGTCTGAGCCTTTACAACTAGGCGGATTGGAGACCGATGCGGTGTTGACTATCGCAGACTACAGCACGTTCTTGTAAGCGGAATGTATAGATAATAAAAAAGGCGCTGTTTTCACAGCGCCTTTTTAGTTTAGTCGTATCAAGAGACTTTTAGTCGAAAGCTGGTGTCGCAAAGCTTCCGCTCATTTGAATACCGTTGGTAGTATCGTTGGCTCCACCGATTTGAGTGGAGAACGTAAAGTCAGCGGTTTTATTCGAGCCAATCGAGCTGGAAATACTAGCAGAATCAAGCTGAGCGCGTTTGAAAACGTATCGAACAGCAAGCTCATTAGTGGTGGTTCCTGGCTTTTTAATAGAGATAATGATATCTTGCTTAGGATTAGCTTCTACCAAGTCAACCAAGTTTCCACCATTAACTTCGTTTTGAACACCATTGAGAGTCAAGGTGGCAGTAACTGGGAAGTCAACTGTTCTTGCGAAAGCAAATTTAGAACCAAGACGCTCAATTGGAGTTCTGCCAAGAGGCAGAGACATGCTCGCGCTTTGAATGTGGATACCATCGCTACCACCGATTTTAGAAATAAGACCGCTGCCACTGTAAACACCGAAGTCAAAGGTAATATCACCAGGGCGGAGCGCGGTTACGACGCTAGTTCCAGTGAAGCTAACAGGCTCTTTAAGACGAATTGTGTTGGCCAACGAAGTTCCAAGCTCTTGATTAATTGCAGCTCCACTTCCAGAGTTGAGTCCGCTGAATGTGAAGGCGTTCATGTTAGCACCTTCAAAGCTAACTGTAGCAGTAGGAATGCTGCCGACCGCCAATTCAATCGAGTAATCGGTGAGATAAGCATTACCAACGCCGATGCCGCCTTTGCCACTCAAGTTGGCATTGCCAGTAAATTTATTCAGGTCAGTGCCTTCGCTACTGGTG